GCCAACAATCTTCATTTTGTGTCCAAGTTTGAGTAATAAATACTCTATTGGTATATCTTTCGCAAATCTTTCTACTAGCAACAATCAAAGTATTTATATAAGTATCTTCGTCTGCTATATCTACACGTAATTGAGATTTAGCCTCTACTAAGGTAATTGGTTCTGTAGATGGTTCTGTTGTAATTCTATAACTTGCCATTATCTGTAATTAAAAAGAGGCTACTACATTTTTGCAGTAGCCTCTTAATATAAGTATAAAAACTTTTAATTAAGTTCCTAAAGTTCTTAAGTATTTAACTGCTCCAGTATCAATTAATGCTGAATCTGTTCTCATAAATCCTACGTATGTAATTTGATTTTTAAGCATGTTAAGTTGTTCACTTCTCAATACTTCAACTCCAGTTACATCTCTAATTAAGAATTTCTTGAAATCACCATAAGCAACTGAATGAGATTGTGCAGTTACATCTGCCATATCGTTGTTTACTACGTATTCCTGACCATCTATAGTTGCTGGTGCTCCACCTACAATTCCTTGCTGCCATAAAGACTGGTTAGCACTTGCAATAGCTCTTTTCTTCAACGCTTTTAAAACCGTATCGTTAAACATCCATTTACCATTGTTTCTATAAGCTCTATCTACTGAGTGCTTAAGATCAAGTAAATCATCAAAGTCTACTACTAAAGTTACATCAGTAACAGCCCCTTCAGAAGCAGCAGTAATAACACCGTGTGGCGTAGTTGAACCAACACCAACCGTATAAGCTGTATTAGTTAAACGTCCAATTCTCTCAGCAATTAAGCTAGTAATGTATGCTTCAATATCAAATGCTGAATCTTGGATTAATTCTCTTGACAATAACATAAAGTCAGAAGATGCTTTCCAAGCGTTCAACGCAACATTTCCGAATACAGTATCTTGTGCAGAAGCAGCAGAGTTTTCACTAAGCCATTCACCTACATTAGCTGTATCGTTGTTAGTTGGATAATTTAATACACCACCAGTTGAAGTTGATAAGATTGTAGCTACTGAACGTACACCACCAAACTCTAACATTGATCTAGTAATAGAACTAGCCATTGTTTCATCTACTGTAAATCCACCTTCTGAATCAGTACCAGCAGATTGTGCTCTTTTCATTACTTCCATCTCATTTACAGACATTGCAGCAAATCCACCTCTTAAATAAGAAGTTAAAGCACTTTTAGATGCTTCTTTAAAATCTCTTACTTGGTCAGCAGTTTCTCCTTTTTTCTCAGCAATTTGCTCTATGTTTTCTTGCTCTAGAGAGTCATGACCGTTTAAAGTCTTTTTTCTTTCTATTGCTTTTTCAAGGTTAGTGTGTTCTGTGTTTAAAGCATCAAACTTAGCGTTCTCTGTTTCATCCATATTAGCACCCCTTAAATCAGCATCTTTAACAAGGTTAGACATTGCATCATGCAACTCTCCTAACTTATCAAAGTCCTTTTTTAAATCGATATTCATTGTTTTAATTTTGTGTGGGGCAACTTTACCCCATTAATATAAAATTGTGTACCCTGTTACTAAACAGAGTTATTATAAAGCGTTTAATCGCTGTTTCAACAAAGTTAACTTTTTTTTCTGTATATCGTTAGTAACTTCATCAATTTCTTTTATCTCTTCTTTAGTATCTAAAACTATTTTTTCAGTTTCTAAGGTTCTAAAGTTATCATCTACTTCAATTTCATTAGTGTTATCTTTGCTTCTACCTATTCCTATTGTAGTATCTGCTGGTGTACCTACTACACTAATTTCAAATGGCATCCAGTCAAAACTTCTATATGTTGGCTCTGCTGCATCTTCATCTCTTGTTAATCCAGATATTTGATAACCAAAAGATATATTCTCCCTTATACCGTCTACTATATCTTGGAATACTTCAGCACCTCTACCTACTTTAGAGAATAACAACTTTGCCATACCCCTACCGTTCTCTATTTTAGCACCTACTACTTTACCTATTTGGCTACCTTGATGATCTTCTAAAACAGCCGCTCCATTATTTAAACGGCTTAAATCTACACTCTTTGGGTTGTGGTCTAAAATCTCAGTACCAAAATACCTCTCTACTGGTTCTTCAGAACTAAAAGATACCTCTACCGTTCTAGCCTCTTCATCTATATTACCACTATTAATATCTAGGTTTCTATGTTGTACCCCTAATTCTATTTTCTTCATTATGTTGTTATATTATCTTCGTTATCTTCTACTTCAATTACCTCTTCGCTTTCTGTTGCTTGTTGGTTCGTCCCGTCAACTACTGGTGCTGTATTTAATTGCATCCATGTAGTATCTAAACCATCTATAGGGTTCATCCCTTCAATCATTCTAGCCTCATTAGGTGTTATAAATCCGTTTTGTATCCCTACCTTATGTGCTTCGTATCTTGTTTTAATATCACCTCTTAATAAGGCATTCATATTAAACTTAGTATATGTGTTGTTCTTTTCAGAAACTCTTAATAGTTTTCTATCGTTTTCTTGCTCCATCATTGTAGCCATAGGAATTAAAGACTCTTTTACGAAGTCTAAACTCTGTTCTTCTATATTACTAAATGTTGCCCTAGTTAAATCCTTTAGTTTGTGAGGTGGTAAATTAAACCATCTCGCAATATCTATTACGCTAAATTCTCTAGTCTGTAAAAATTGTGCTGCATCTGGCGGTATAGATGTACTGTTAAACTTTAACCCCTCTTCTAATATAAGCATTTTATTAGAGTTAGTTAACCCTTGATGCCTGTCGCTTAGTGATTGCCTTAGATTTGCTATAGCTGGAGCAGACAACTTATTGTCTGTACTTAACACTCCGTTCATATTAGCACCGTTCCCAAAGAATAAACCACCGAAATCTTCAGCAGCCTTACCTAGTCCTAAGTTATTAGCAGCGTAATCTATTACACTTTTACCTTGAACATCATTTCCTAAACCTCTATAATGTAGTATATTGCTTTGATCTACTGTGATAGTTCTACCGTCTTGTACTGAAATCTCATAGTATAATATACCCCCATCTTGTGTTACCTTAACTCTATTTGGTGCAATAGGCAATAGTGCTTTAGGTCTTCTACTACCGCCTTTCTCAAACTCTATAAGGCTGTAAGAGTTACCCCATAATAATACTTGTGGAATAACTATTTGTCTGTAAACAAAAGAAGTCATTAGGCTGTTAGGCTCTTTATTTAATAAGCTGTATATAGGGTGTTGTGTTTCTTTGGTTTGATTCTTTCCAGATTGTTTAATAACATCTATTGGTAAAGAGCTTAATGAATCTGCATATATTTTAACAGCAGAATAAACCCCACTAATTGTTAAAGCGGTTTCTTTAGTAATACTTACGCCACTTTTAGTGTTCTTATTAGATTCCCACATACCGCTAGATAGCCAGTTATTTGAAGTGGACGCTCTAAAATCTGAGTCATTCCAGAAAGATTTACTAAATATGTCTTTAAAAACCATATAAGAAATTGAGCAGTATTACTTAATACCGTTAAACACAAAATTAATACTTTTATTTTATATATGGTTATTTATCTACTAAAAAATTTATAACAGCCACTAAACAGCATTAAAACGCTATTTAGTTTGTTGTTATAGGAAATAGTTATTTACTACTGTAGTTTCATACTCACAGCTATTAACTTTATCTTCATAAATAGTATTAGGTACTTTCTGGTACTTAAAGTAAGTTTCTGAATGTTTTAAGCCCCATATATCAATACCTTGTTCTTTAGCATAGCAACCTATCCATATATCACTCATGTTAGATTTTTTAAATATACTAAAAGGGGGTTTAAATTTATCCGTTCTAAAAGCCATTACGCCTGTTCCAGCTATTTGTACTGGTTCTGTATATTCATACTCTGCTAAACATCTTATCTTAACTGATGGTGAAGTTTTATAATACGATTCTATAGGGAACTTTAAAAACGATCTACCATGATAACTTACTACTCCATACTTATCTACTTCTTTTTTTGTATCTTCTATGTAGGTTGGTGGGTATATAATATCATCATCACCAGAAAAATAGTACCCTTCAAAGGAATTAACCCATATAAACTTACCAGCATCTCCATGCTTATTATCTGAAAATATAACATTAACTTTATTATTACCATCGAATGGATTGTGTGTATAGTTATTTAAACATAGATTAACTTTATCTACTTGCTCTATAATGCTATTTACTGTATTTATTAGCTGTTCCTCCCTATCGGGTAAACTAGCAATATTAAAACTAGTTCTCATATATAAATTTTAAAATTAAATAAGCTATTAAACTCCCTACTATCAATCCTGATAAACCACCTATTATTATTATCTTCTTCATTCTGTTTAATTTATTTCGCTTAACATATTACTCATTCGTTCCTCATTCCGTCATACGTTTGATAACAGCCATCAAAATACCATAGTGAAAAACTATGGTTTTTGCTTTGGTGTTAGCTACCATTAGTTT